CGATTCCTGGACGATAAAATCGTCCTCGCCGAGGCTGTAGAGCGGGGTCGTGTTTGGCGCGTAGGCGGCGCCGTTGCCAGTGAGCGGCTGATCGCCATACGGGATGATCTTCAACAGTCCGCCCGACCACACAATGGCACTGTTCGTGAGCTTCACGATTTCGCCGAGGTGTTGTTGCGCTTCTTGCTGCGTATCCAGCATCGGCGACAATACGAGGCCAAGAGCCCGGCAATACGCTGAATAGAGCCCGAGGTCACCCAGATGGGCAACTGGGAAGCCGGCTCCGTAACGAGGATTGGTGAGAAAGTCGGAGACGATCGCAGCGGGATTCGCGTCAAACCCGTTGGTCCCGCTCAGCGACAGTAAGCCTTGCACCTCGAAGGAGAAATTCGGAAGGGTGGCTGTGTTGCCCATCGCAAAATTGTTGGCCACGATGGTTGCGGTTCCGGAATAGCCGAGAGCCTGGTCGGCATGCCGCGTTTCCCAATATGGATCTGGTGCCTGTCCGTCACTTCCGAGATAAACCGCGGCTGGCAACGACGACGGCGTTCCGACATTCTTGTCCCACCATACGGTAGCAATGCCGGCAATCGGCCCTTGACACAGCCCCAAAATTACCGAGGCACTATATTTGTATTGTTGTCCGCCTCCTTTTCCTCCACCGCCGCCCTTGCCCGCGCCACCCTGACGCGCGGAAGGCGTCGCCATGAAGTCGTCGTAGTCGATCAGGTTTGGCGATACCCGGGTGGTCCCGTAGACAAGCGGGATTACGCCGCCCTGCTGCGATGTTTGGAATTGCAGCGCGCCGACCGCCTTCTGCTGCTTGGCATTCGATGCGCCGCTCAAGATCCCGCCCATGGCTGAGGGTCAGAACTTGGGGACTGGAAACGGGTCGAAAAAGCGTACTTCACGGCCGATTAGCGGCGGTTGGCCGCCATCGGCAAAGACGACCCCAGCGTCGCACCAAGCATGTATCAATCGCGGCCAGGAGACGACAATCGCGCCGTGCGCGAAGCAACGACCGAACTTGAAGACCGCCACATCACCGCTCTGAGGTGGTCCGCCAATCTCGCGGGCGTAACGCATCAATCCCTGGAGATAGCGCTCCGCATCGCGATGCAGGTTCCAGTCGGGAGGATAAAATGGCACATCGGCATGCGGGATCACGCCCGCTGCCTCATAGATCTCAGCGAGCAGCATCAGGCAATCGGTGCCACCACCTTTGATCCTGCCCATGTGGTGATAAGGTGTCCGCAGCCAGGTTTCAGCCTCGGCGACCACCCGCTGGCGTTGGCTCATACCGCGGTCTCCGGCGTCGGGATGTACGGAAAGCCTCCGAAGTGGATCACGTTATTAAAGACATTCGCACAGGTCGAAAGTGTGCGGTCGCAGCCTGGGAGCAACCGGAATTGGTCCCCCGCCAGGATGGGCGAGAGAAATGCCAACCTTACATAAACCCAACCGCCAGCCATGTTTGCAACCGTACGACTCGATCCGGCATTTGCGCCCGTCACGCCAACTACGGTTCCTTGGATATACAGGTTCGGCGGAGTTGGACTGACGGAGGTCGCGATTTGAACTTCACTCGAGCCGAGCCCGGCCGAAAATGTCGCCTGCATGCTGGACCGGTCGAACTGACACATCGCGTCGCCCAAGGTGTGAGTGCAAGATGACTGCCACAGCCGGCGCGGCATCTGGATATTCAGAAGCTCGAGATGGGAGCGGCATTTGAGGTCGATCCCAGTACGGGAACAATCCATATCCGAAATACGGCCGGTAAAGAGGATGACCGTTCCCGGGCTCGTGTCGCCATAGGTCGGCATGAACGCGCGTTCGAGTTGCAGGAGCGCGCCGTCGAGCTGCCCTTGCCAGGCGGCCTGCAGAAAAGGCACCCCGCCGATTAGATCTGTCGGCTCAGTATAGATTCTGACTTCCAGCTCGTCGACCTGGGTGCCGATAACAGTCTTGGTTTTGGAGCGCTCGAATTTAGGGCCGAGCGCAAAGGTATAGCCATTCACGAAGAGCGCCGTCGGCGCCGCCGAATGGCGCAGCACGGTCCCTCCTACCAGAGTGATGGTGTAGAGGTCGGCCATGATGAACTGGTCGGTGCTGGAGAGGAGTGCGATCAGGGCAGGGCTGGCCGCTTTCATGACTGTACTGATATGAAAGTCAACTTTTTTACCTGCCACAGCCGATACATGAAATTTTCGAAATCGTATTTGTCGTCGATGAATCTACACCGAAAATAATAAGTAAAATCCGCGGTGATGATCAGCTCGCTACTAGGAGCAGATTCGAATGTCACAAGCCCGGTGGTCGGGTCGACACTGTAGGTACTGGGATCCTGCGTAATCCCGTTGAAGTAGATCGCACGTACGATGTTCGGCGCGATGATCGGTTCCAAGAAGCCGCCGCTAGGCAGGGTCGCACCCATTGTACGCTGGAGCTGGAAAGAGGGCGTGCTCGCATCCCCGATTCCGATCTGCTGCCCGGCGACTTGGCAGTCGCTAGGGTCCTGAAACAGAAAGGTACCGAACGCTCCCTGGCAGAGCATAAAGAATCCGAGCAGGGTCCTCAGCTCGTCGTAGCCAGCTGTCGGATTGTCGCGCAGGAAGTCGTAGACCAGTGCAAATTGCCATAACGGATAGGGATAGTCGAGCGCCCGCAATTCGCGTCCGGATACCGCACGCTGGATACGCGTCTGAAATGTCGGAGTTTTGGTGACGCTCCAGGAAAGCCCGGGCAGCGCCGGGAAAATCAGAGCCATCACGCCGTCCGCAGCATTGAGCCGTTGCGCATCGCCTTGTTGACTGCGTTGACGAGAAGGCTGCCATTGCTCTGGAAAAATCGCTTTACGTCTTGACTGTCGATCGCCGAGACGTTGACAACGACCGCACCAGCCCCGGCTCCGCCATTGGCGGAGATCATATTCTGAAGGCCCTGGCTTATATTCGCCGGCAGGATCATTTCGTTCTGGTGCACCATGGCGAGCTGGTCGGATGGGACCATCCAGCCACCCGCTGCGGAAGCAATGCCGCTGGCGGCGGCCATCACGGTGGCCTCTCCGGCCGCGGCCGGCCCGGCCGCCGCTGGCCCCATAATCGGAGCCAGGAATGCAAAGATGCCCGAGAACGCCTGCGCTGAATCGGTTGCGATGCTCTTGATCGCATTGGCCGCCTTGATCGCCAGTCCAGCGGCGATTCCCTCGCCACTCGCTGCCGTGCGAGCGGCGGCGCCGGCCTCGGTTGCGGTTGACATGGCGAGCTCACTGGCAATCCAGTTGGTCACCATCTTGACGCCGAGGTTGACGAATTCGGCAAGTATCGACTGCGCGATATTCGCCACTGCCTTTTGCAATGTCGTCGTACCCAATATCATGCCGGTGATCGAGGTATCGAACGCGCGCTGGATCGGCTGCATCAGGCTCTGCCAGGTTCTTTGGCTAGTCTGCACTGCCCGAGAATCAAGATTTTCTTTCTCGCTCTGAAACCTTTGGTAGGCAACCAGCTCCTCGTTCCACAGGTTTTCATCAGTGGCGACATCGTTTCGGTTGTCGGACGCGGAACTGGCCTGGAGAAGGCTGGAGACATCTCCCAGACCGCTACTCGGTGCCATGCCCGCGCCTATCGACCCCGCAAGGTCGGCAGCTTTGGTCTGCAGCGCACCCACGCCGTTTCCGATTTGGCCGGTAGCAGCGTTGAGCTGTGACTGCGCCTGCTGGGCAATGTCGCCGAGCCCGGCAAGTTGGGCTCGCATCGCATCGGTCGCCGCTTGAACAGAATTTGATGCGGCCTCCATTCCGGATCGCAGGCCGTCGATTTGAGCGCTGATAACGACGCTGGTTTCAAGATCCGCCATTATAGTCTCTTCCTAACAAACTGCCTTGCCGCTGGCCGCGCATTGCTCTGATTTCTGCGGATGCCTAGTCGGGAATTTCCGACCGAAGGCGGAGTTCGGCGAAATCTAGGATTACGGGCGAGAGCCCGGCGTTGACGTCCCCGGCACCAAACCCAGGCCCCAGCTGCGCAAGCAACGAGCTGGAATCCGAACTCGGTTGCTGTCTTCGTCCCATCGACGTCGACGGCATCCGTGCATTTTTATTTTTTCCGACGCCAAGATAGGCCGCGACCAGTAAGTGCACCGGCGGGTGTTGTGCCCAGTAGGATGTCAGCTCTTCGATCTGGAAGAGCGTCATCTCGTCAATTATGGGGTAGCTGTATCCACAGGCGGTCGCGAGGAGACCATAGATTTCTCCCCAAGGGTCGCCGACCCCGAAATCATGTCCGAAACTAACCTGGCGCTCG